GTGGGTGATGAGGAGGTAACTAAGTTTATCAACTCTGGATTTGATTTCAAATCATTTGAGGGTCACATCAGACAGTGGGATGCTAAGTATGGTTTCTGTCAGTTCTTTGATACTGAAGAGTACAAGAGACTGGGTGGAGAGAATGAGAACTTTATTGCTTATGGATATGAGGATGATGAAAGATTCCTTAGATTCAATATGCTATCCAGTGTTGCTAGAATAAATGATTTTATTTTTCATCTAGAACACGGTAGGTCTGCTAACTCTTGGTTCAACAATCCATACATCGAAGATAACAAATCGTTGTGGGAAGAGTTGAAACTCAAAGGTAAGAAAGGATTGACAAAGTATTATGAAAATGTTGACTACCTAAAGTATCGTAATGGACAAAAATAAATCAGCATTCAAGTTAGCAGGGTTTCCAAAAGTATTGTGGATCAATCTTGATAGATTCCCTGAACGTAGGGAATATATGGAAGAGCAGTTTGACTATTGGGAAGTCAAAGATCACCATCGTATCACTGCTGTTGACGGTGAAGAGTATGAATCTTACCTAAAGGGTACAGTGCCACCTAGTATGAATGATGGTGAGTTAGCATGTGTCATGTCACATCTAAATGCTATCAAATATTTTGTTGAGGAGACAGACCTTGATGAAATAATGATCATGGAAGATGATGTTGACCTGTCAGTAGCAAGGCATTGGGATTTTACATGGAAAGATATGAGACGTAAGGTTCCTATAAACTTTGATGCCTTACAACTTACCATAATAAATCCTAATGGTATTACTCTGAAGTTACATCACCGATTCATCAATGACTTTTCTGCTGCTTGCTACCTTATTACTCGTCATCATGCAAATAAGCTCCTCAAAATACATCAACGAGGATCGCAATGGAAGATTGACCAAAACATCAGACCAAGAGCAGTCTCGGAAGACTTGATACTTGACAGTGGTAAGTCATACTCTACACCATTGTTCAACTATAGATTGGACATGGGGTCAGCAATACATGAGGAGCACATAGATATTTTTCACAAAGGAAGTAACAATGCCCTAGTAGATTTTTGGAAACAAAATGGTGCTGATGTTAGGATAGAAGAGGTGATGCAATTAGATGAGTATTGTGGTAGAATACCACCACAAGTGTACATAAACCAAGGCAAAAATGAGCAACATTCCTGAGGACTTAGTTCAACCTGATTTTACTGAGATGGTAGATCATGGACACATTGGTGTGTTCGAGAATTTTTTGAGGTGGGAGTTCTGTGATAAGGTTGTGGAAGCATTTGAATTTTGGTACGGTAAAAAACATATAAAAACCTCAGAAGATATAAACAAATGGGGTGATGGCACATCACAATTTCCTCAGGGTGGATTGGGTAGAAAGGATCATCAACTATACATGGAGGTTGCTGATGCAGCATATGCTATGGAGATCAACCAAGCTGTTGGTGCTGCCTTTGAGATCTATGCTAAGAAGTATAAGGGTATAATTGATGCAGCAGATCCTGTGTCCTCATGGACATGTAAGATACAGAGAACAGATCCTGGTGGTGGATATCATGTATGGCATTGTGAGAATGGTAACTTCTTGTATCGTGACAGAGTGGTTACATGGATGATATATCTAAATGATATTCCTCACGAGAGTGGTGGAGCAACAGACTTCTATCATCAGGAACAGTCATTCCAACCTAAGAAGGGTACGATAGTTCTGTGGCCAGCAGCATATACTCATGTACATAGAGGTGCTTTCCTTACGGGTAAGGATTCTAAATACATTGCTACTGGTTGGTTCTCAAGAGAACCAGGTAATGTGACTAACAGAACTCTTGGTGAGTTATCTGGTAAATTGACACCTGAGGATAAACTAAATTGATTACTTTTTATACATGCGTAACTAATGGTTATGATAAAATTGTTGAACCATATAAAGATCCTGATGTAAGATATGTTTGTTTTTATGATGATGGTGTAGAACCAGAGGCAGAAGGGTGGGAGTATATAAAACTAACTGTAGAAGGAACTTGTCCAGTAAGAAGATCTTATCATCCTAAACATTTACCACATCTATACTTTGATGCAGGTGATTCTACAGTCTGGGTTGATGCATCTTATGAGATAACAGAAGCATTAATAAATGAGTCAAAGATAATATTGGAGGATTGTGATTTTGCATTGCAAGAACATCCCTCAAAGAGAACATTACTAGCAGAGTTTGGTAAGTTATATGGTGAAGGATTCTCTACTGAAGAAGAGATTGTTTCTATGGCAAAGAAAATAAAACAAATAGGATATAGTTTAGATGAATATAATCAAACAATTAACAGCGTTATATGGAGAGTTCTAACTCCTGAGGTTATAAGTTGGTGCGAACACTGGAGACAGTGGTATGACTTAGGTGTGAATAGGGATCAGGTATCAAGTGCCGTAGCGGAATTTATTATGGCAGAGAAGTATAGAATTCCTATGGCTTTCAAAGCACGTAGGGTGAAAATCAAAGCTGAGATGGAGAGAACTAATAGAAAAAAAGAGTATTGGCAATCTTATGAGTTGCATGATAAACCTACATTAGAAAGTCAAATAGAATTGGTTAATAAACTAGGTACAATATTTGATGAGGATGCTGATAAGTTTGTTTTGAATAAGATGTATGCTTGTGTTAGGTATCCTCCCTTTGAGTTGAATCCAATTACACAACCAAAAGATATGGTTGTGTACACTTGTATTACAAATGGATATGATAAGTTTCCTAAGAATAATTATTACTCACCAGATGTGAAGTATGTTTGTTTCCATGATGGCACAGTAGACACCACAGTAGGACCATGGGAATATGTAAAACTAAATGTAGATATAGATTGTCCAAGACGATTATCTTTCTATCCTAAAGCTAACCCACATGTATTTTTCCCACCAGGCACAAATACTATATGGGTTGATGGATGTTATCAACACACCAGAGAGTTTATACTAAGAAGTAGAAAATGTTTTCCATTTACTATGCTAAGACATGCTTCTAAGTTTTCATACTTTGATGAGATGTTGGAAGGATTTACTTGTGCATTCTTCAGTTACGAGGATGGTATTGAACTGACAAAAAAACTAAAAAATGCAAACTATAACTTTAGAACATACGGTAGTCCACTAGGAACTATTGTGTGGAGAACCCTTACATCTAAGATGAGAGAGTTCAACAAGCAATGGTATGATTGGTCATTGGTTGGATCCAATAGAGATCAGATTGCTTTTGATGCAGCGTTGAAGTCCTCTGGAATTAGATTACCTTCCGTGTATGAGAATAGAGGTGATGCTGGCATACCATTAGGATATTATAATAAAAAAGGTAGGCAAGGTATGCATCCACAAAGAGGTGATCTAAAACAATACCTGCGTAAAGAGGAGTTCTTAGAAGAGTTAGGTGAGATTACTGGTATGAATCCAAAACTATATACGGAGTATCCAGACCATGAATTTTATATGAAAGTTTATAAAATCATATGAACTTACTAATCTATACATGTATTACTGATGACTATGTGGATCTATGCACTGATGTGCCTGAGGGTCCAACATATGTTGCTTTTGGTGTAGAGAATCCACCTGCACCTTGGACTGGTGGACGCATAGAAGATCTTGGTGATCCTGTAAGGTCATCAAGAAAACCTAAGATACTATGTCCGTTTGATCAACCAAACATATACATTGATGCATCTAAGTTACATCTGATTAACGAAGAGTTCTTGAAGTTGAGTGAAGAAATCTTATCTAGAGATAAGTTCTTCATAATGCAGCACCCTCATCAACATAGTTATTTGGAAGAATGTGCAGAGTATGTTAGTAGAGGATGGGTTGGTAGTGATAAGTTATTAGAGTTTACTACTCTAGTATCAGAAACCCAGTTTGATTTTGAAGAGTATTTCTCTCCACTGTGTACTATCATCTGGCGTATTAGTAGGAATGAAGAGTTTGATAAGTTATGGTGGCAGTGGTATAATAAAGGTGGTGTAAGAGATCAATTATCATTCTCTGTAGCACTACAGTTATCTGGTATTGAATATGATTCTGAAAACTCCAGAACATTTCTTGATAAGTTTACTGATGGTTCTCCAGAAGGTGTTTGGTTTACACAGACAGATCAGAACAGGTGTGGTGACTATGAGTATGTTGATCCTGTAGATCCTACAGAGTTTGCAGACTTACTAACAGAACTAACAGGTCTTTATGATTGGGAAAAGTATTATAGATCTGGAACTGATAGAATAACAGGTGAGTATTTCTTTGGTGATGCAGGTAAGTATAGCTATGCTATTGCATGGGATGATGAGACACGAGATCAGATAATAATATACACATCAATTACTAATTGGTATGATAAATTTCCTGATGAAAATTACTATGATCCAGATGTCAAATATGTTTGCTTTACTGATGGTAAGGTAGAGAAGAAAGGACCGTGGGAATTTAGAGAAATACCAGCACACATATTAGAAGAGGCAGGTGCATGTCCTAGGAGGTTGTCTGCCTTTGCAAAGTTATGTCCACATAAACTATTCCCTGTGGGATCTAAGACTGTATGGTTGGATGGATGTTATGTGCATACTAAGGAGTGGGTTGAACAGTGTAAAGAAATACTGAATAGGAATCCTTATTCTGGTATGGGTGGATGGGGAGCACTCACACACATGTTACATCCTCATAGATTTACATTCCATAATGAGGTGATGGAATGTTTTGCTACGAACTATAATACTAAAGAAGAATTGATGGAACTTATCAATGCTTTAGTAGAAGTAAACTATGACTTCACAAGTTACTGCTCACCTGTGCTTACATGTATATGGAGAGCAATATCTGAAGAGATGTTTGAGTTTCATGATCTGTGGTGGAAGTATTCTTTGATAGGATCCAATAGAGATCAGATATCATTTGATTGTGCTAGACAGTTGACAGGTGTTGTATGGGATACAATTCCTGATTGGGAATCAATAGGAGTCGATCTTACATCATCTGAAGCTAAGAGGTATAGGACAAAGAGACACCCACAAGCAGGTCGTTTCAATGAGTACAGTACTCTTAGTGAAATTATTGGAGAGTGTTATGATTTCTTAGCAGAGATAAGACCTATAACAAAGATACAAGATGAGCATCAGATATTCAGAGTAAAACCACATCAGCAAATATATGATAAGACTAGGTGGGATCCTGAAAAAAATAATCATGCTATGTTACATGAAGGAGATTGGCATTATGATCCTACTTTGATGGAAAGAAACGGTAAGATAGTATCCATTCAAGATTATGTAAACAAAGTAGCATTGGGTAGAACTATAGGTGATGTAGATTCTAATGCTAACAATGCTTTCTGGGTGAAGAGGTTGAAGATGTCAATGGGATTGAAGAATCTAAAACCAGAACACTATAAGATGCATGTATGGGATTGGGGATGGTCTTTTGCAGACT